GCGTTATCACTTCTTTGTCTGTCTTTAGTCAGTAATAAAGCTAGAGCCGAAGGCGATACAAACGTACAGGCTCAACCAAATGCTGTTGGTAATTCCAGTATTATTAACCAGAATATGAATATTAATAATGGAATGACAGGTAAACAACAGTTTGGAAACTTAGTTTGTAGTCAACCAACTATGGCAATAACTCCTTTCTATACAGGAAATGATGCACAAGGGGAGGATACTTATTCTATTAACGAGGGTTGGGGAGTTCAAATGAGTTTTATGATACCTCTGGGAGATAATCAAACTTGTAATGATTTAGCAAAAGTAAAGCTAGACCTAGCCAAAGAAGAATTAGACAAACAAGTGCATGATAAACACCTCGTTCGTATTTTGAAATGCCAGCAACTTCACGCATCAGGCTACATGATAAACCCTGCTTCTAAATACGCATACATCTGTAGTGATGTCATTAATATACGAAGTTATGTAAAAGCTAACTCTGATCTTTTTTCTGATTAGTAATTTCTTTTTTAAGTACTTTTTTAAATATCTTTGTCATTATTTTCTTTAGCTGATTTACAACGCTTTGCAAAATTATTGAACCTGTAACTGCTGCTGTTGCTGATACTCCACTAGCTATAACACTAGAAGCTATAACTTCAGGTGCAGGTATTGGGAACTCTCCAAATAGAGGTATATTAAATGTAGCTACAGTTTCTTCACTTGATAAAATTTCTTTGGTGTTTGGCAGGTTTGTCGGTATTGTCTCTGGTGTTACTTCTAACTCTCCCTCCTTTGAAGATGTTGTTTCTTCTTCAGCAGAAGATTCCTGACCTCCCAAACCCGACTCTACCTGTTCCAAACTTGGAAGAAGTAGAGGGTTTAGATAAGGTTCTTCCACTATCGGAGGATAAAAAATTGTTTTAGGCGGAATAAGAATAAAATCTGTATCTGGTAACTCAGGCAGATTTATTTCCATTTTTCTTTTTTGCTTTTGCTAATTTAAGCAATAGAAAATCTTTTTTGCTAATTTTGCCATCTTTATTGGCATCAATTTTTTTTTGATTTCCTTTAAGCATCTGACTCAGGGGTAGTTCTATCTTTAATGATAGCTTGTAATTCAATGCATCTAGTTTTACATTCATTTACAACTTGCAGTGCATCATTGTGCTTTTTTACTGTTGCTTGCAATTCTGCTTGCAATTCTTCGGTTGTTGGTTTTGGCATTGTGGTTAGTTAAAATGGTTTGCCTGTAGCTGTGACAGGTTTATTTATTATAGCAATGTTGTCTTCTAATGACTTTTCTATTGCTGCAACATTATCTGTACCTATTGCAGTTTTAACCCAACCTAATACAGTTGCTTCATCTAACTTTTCGTAAGCAACAAAATCACTAGGCAATGAAGAAGGTTTTGTAAAAACCACTTCTCCTGTTGCTCTATCTTTTTCTGTATCGCCATCTTTTCCAATCACACGATAGATAACTTTGTTGACATGACCATCTGATAAGTCACGTTCCATTGTGTTTACTTGCCACGTTTTAGTAATAGCCATTTTTAAAAATTAAGTAGGTTTAGTAGGAAAGGTAACTGATGATAAATCTAAATTACCTTGTGCATCAAGTTTAGGATCAGCACTTGCTGGCAAATCTCTTAACTGTTGCCTATAAGTTTTCCAAGCATCAGTCATTGTTGTATCAGACAATGCCATATAATCAGTTTCCGTTAGCCTTTCATTTCTTTCAAGTCGTAGTAACCTCATAGGCTCTGCATTATTTAATCTTGTAACTTCAGCATCTATTTCAGCTTCAGTTGGTGCAGTACCACTATCTTGCCAATCAAGTCCAGAGTAATCAGTACCAGACCAAGACCATGTTGCATTAGGTTTTAGCTTTGATAACGCCCAAATTCTATCGTAAATCACCCTTTCACCTCCTGTAAATACATATATGTACGATTGGTTGAAGAACTGCCTAGTAATTTAACAGTACTACCATCAAGACTCATTAAACCAACTTTATAAGTTGTTGATGAAGTTGTACTTGGAGAATCAAGATACCAGAAAGTATGTGTTCCATGACTTATTGAGTTATCACCACCAGTACGATATTGACCACCATTTGCTCTAGCAAGTTGTGTAGAACTTTGTACGTTTCCACGATGTATAGATGTCATAAGCCTTCTATCTCTATCTCCTATACCTTCAAAATCTAATACAGCAATAACTATAACCTTGCTGCTGGTAGCACTTGGGGTTATGGAAGCACTTAGTCCAGTATCAGAATAACTGCCGTTTGAAGAAGTGCTATGGTCGCTGGTTAAAGTTGATATAGATGTAGTTTGTAAAATGTCACCAGCGTTAGAACCTAGTCCTGATGCACTATCAATACTTGAACCATCTACAAAATGTATTGTCATTACGCAACCTCCGCTAGAGCAAACTTATACTTTTTACCATTACGTTTGTTAATCAAGAATAGATCCTCTGCTCCTTCCTGTATAGTATAACTTCCCCAAGTTCCGTCAACGTCATTCTTACCGCCTTCGTTAGATAAGTTAAGGTCATTAGTATAGACGTTTGCCCATCTAGCACCAGTTGAGCCTAAGTCATAAGTGTTGTTAGTTTGTGGTACAAAATGTCCAGACGAGGTAAATCTAGCCCTGACTATATTATTATTTGCAAACTCAAGATCCTCGTTTTTAAAATTATGTATTCTTAAAACCCCTTGATTGGTCATACCTATATAGGCATAGTCACTTCCACTTGCATCACCATTAGCATCACCATCAAGGTATAAATAAGCACCATCGCCATCAGTAGAACCTATGATACATTCTGCTGAACCAGCTTTTTGTGTTTTCCAGCCAGTTGTTGTGGTTTCAAGTCGCTTACTGTTGTCATAATACAGGCTGACAGAGCCATTCTTTACTGCATATAATCCAATCTCAGAAGAACTACCAAGTTCTAAAGTTATGTTATTAGGAGATTCTATTAATAAATTACCTTGATAATTTCTTATATAAGATGTACCTTGACCATTAGTGTTTAAAAGTGCTAAGTAGCTATTATCTCCAGTAGATATTTGGTGTTGACCATACGTTTTTGTACCAACAGAAAGTGTCTCAAACATTTTACTGTTGTCGTAATATAGCTCTACTGCTCCGTCAGATGCAGCATTAATAATAGTATCAGAATTGTTTTCATCTACAACATTAAAATTAGTAGCCATCAGGCGTACAGTGCTATCATTCTGTATTCTTAACTCACCTGTAGTGTTATCAATGATGCTATTAGTACCATCGTGATAAATTTGTAAATCTGCTGAATTTCCTACAGCAAGTTTACCATTATTATTTAGAGCAAGATTGCCATAAACAGTAACGCCTGAGGCAAATGTATCAAGCTTTTTACTGTTGTCGTAATAGAGTTCTGCTGCTCCATCTTTTATACCTCTTAAAATTGAATGACCTTGAGCATCTGCAATATATACAATGTCATTACTGTCAGCGTATAAATAACCTCTATTTGTCCCATCACTTGTTTTTAATTGTATTTGTGATTGTGTGGAATCTCCAAAAAGTCTTAGACCATTACTTTTTGTCTCTAATATTTTACTACCATCGTTATATAACTCTACTGATCCGTTGTCATTAAAGACAGCCATATTCTCACCAGCAGCAGCGTTCATAATATTAGTTTTACTTGCTGCGATTATTACACCACCTGTACCAAGATCATTTATTAGGCTATTACTACCATTATGAAATATCTGTAAATCTCCACTACCTCCAAAAGAGGCTTTGCCATTGTCACCAAATGCTAGATTACCTGTAATTGTTGCACCAGTACTTGTTGTCTCAAACTTTTTGCTATCGTCATAATAAAGTTCTACGTTTCCATCAGGATTTATTTCTATTGCTTTTTCACCATTAATTTTTCCAAGTATTATTCTACTGTCGCAAGTGATTGTTAAATCTCCACTTCCAGTATTACGAAGGATACCAGCACTACCAGTATAAAAAAGCTCTAAATCTGACCCTGTACCAAACTTAGCTTTTGTGTTGTCGGTATAAATGTTATCACCAGTAAATGTATTACCAGTTATAGAAGCAAAGTTACCAGCAGCCGTAACTCCACCTTGCCATGAACTGCCGTTATAAACTTTTAGTTCATTTGCAGAAGTATTAAAATATAAATCACCAACAGCAAGTGCATTACCACCACCATCTGTTGATGGATCAGAACTAGCTACTTGGTACTTATCACCAAAATTATTTACAGAAGATATATTGTTTGATGCATTGGTAATACTAGAAATATTATCTCGGCAAGTATCCATCGCTGTAATATTGTCAGACGTAGCAAGAAGATTCATGTCTGATATAACATCAGCTACAGCTAGTAAAGCCATATCTGCAATAACATCAGTAGTCGCAAGTAGAGCCATATCAGCAACTACGTCTGATGTAGCCAATAAATTCATATCAGCTACTACATCAGTAGTTCCTAATAGTGCCATATCTGCAACTGCATCAGCAGTACCAAGTCTGCCTATCTCTACAGCTTTACCAGCAACAGTTGTTACCTCTGTTGCTTTTGGTACAAGTCTATGAAATGTGTATGTATGAAGAGTAGTAGTTGTTTCTACTAAGAATCCAAACCCAGATGGAATAACACTTGGTACTCCTGTAATCGTAACTGTATTTCCTGTGCCAGCACCATTAGCAATAGTAACTGTAGTTCCGCTTGGTGTTAAATTAGTTGATGCTGCTTTAACAGAGACTATAGTACCAGTGCCGTTTTCTGCGTCTGGGTTAGCAGTAGGAAAACTTGTTTCATTTGCTATTGGTACAAAACCACCAACATCATCTACAAGATCAATAATTCTGTCGTTGATAGCTGCGGTAGTTGCAATAGTTGTATCGTTATCTGGGAAAGATTGACCATCTTTAATGGTGTCACCAGAACTTATATTAAAAAATCTAGCGTCAGCAGCAGCAGATGTTAGAAATGATGTATCGTTTGGTGTTGCTGATGCTTGTTCACTTGCAGTAATAACAGTGTTTGGATTTAGTTTAGTTGAGTCTATTGCTCCACTAGCAATTTCACTTGTATCTACTGAATTTGCTGCAAGATGACTAGCATCTAAAGGACTACCAGCTATAAGACTTTTAATTTCTGATACTGTTTGATCTGCGGTTGCATTTGGCTCTATTGCATTTAATTTTGTATGGTCTGCGTCTGTAAATACATTTGAATCTGAAGCTGATTCTACAAGTGTTCTTATCTCAGCAGCAGTTTGGTCGCCAGTAGCACCACTTTCAATACCATTAAGTTTACTATGGTCTGCATCAGTAAACACGTTGCTATCACTAGCACTTTCTACAAGTGTTCTTATTTCACTAGCTGTTTGATCTCTAGTCGCATTATCTTCAATTCCATTTAATTTAGAATGATCTGCGTCAGTAAAGACATTACTATCACTTGCACTTTCAGTAAGTGTTCTGATTTCTGCTGCTGTTTGATCTGCTGTAGCTCCTTCTTCTATTCCGTTTAATTTATCTGTAATTTCTTGTTGTGCAAATAATACTTGGTTTGTATTGTTATCTAAATCTTGTTCAGTAAGTACACTACCATCTTGGAAGTCAACAGCCTTTGTGCTAATAGATGTATCTCTCTGAAACTTAATAGCTGCACCATTAGCAGGTACGTTGCCACTTGTAAAAGTAACTGTAGAACCGCTTATTGTGTAGTGTGTGCCTAATGTTTTTAAGACTCCTGCAACAGTAACATCTATATCTGAAGTAAGGATATAACTAAAACTAATTGAAAAATTTACTTCAGACCCATTTCCTGTATGGTTAGTAAACGTATTGGTAGTGTTGGTTGCCATAGCTTAGAAATTAGTTTTAAGGATTTCAGTAGTTGTGTTTTTACGTTTAGCTGATTCCCATAGTAATAGGTCTTGTATCCTTTTATCATATTGTAATTTCTTTTCTTTAGATAGTCCAGTTACACCTTTTGGTAATCCTTTGCTAGTTATAAATGCTTCTTTAGCTGCTTTTTTATATCTTGTATGTATAGCACTTAGTAATGAACCTAAATCATCTCTTGCTGCATCTAAAATATCTACTCTCATACTATCGTCAAAGTCAGCGTTTAAATAAAATTCATTACCTGTTAATCTAAACAAATCTCTTCTCTCTTCATTTGAAATAGGTTTACCTCTTTGATTGCTTAATGCACCGATTAAATTTAAAAGTCTTATACCCGCAGGACTTGTTAATAATTGATTCATTGCATCATACATTCTCTGTCTTTTACCACCTTCATACAACTCAATAAAAGCAGTTGCAGATATTAAGTTTGCTAATTCATCTGAATCTAAATATATTCCATTACCACTTCTATCTTCTGATTTTAGTACATCTGTTGGTGGACTAAACTCTTGACCAACTGCCTGTAAAGCAGTTAAGACTAAATCATTGTTTGATAATGACTTTTGTGACCAACCACTTGTAAAAGGATTTAGTTCATCTTTGCCAAAACCTACAGGTATTTTTATAAACTCTCCTGTTATGTGATGTTGCATTGGTCTTGCCTTTGCATTACCAAAAGGTGTCTTACTTGATATTTCATTGATAAGTCTTGCCAACATTATCATTGGTGCATACTTAGGACTTGGTTGACCATCTTCTCCAACAAACTCTCCTGATGCTATCTTTCTATCCATTCTGATATTGCCTGACTTGTCTTCATCAAACAAACCTGAGTTGATTGCAGTCTTAACATTTTTCTGCAAACCACTTAAAGGTACAGCTAAAGTTGCAAGTCTGTTCATTAGATAACCATTAAGACTAGATTCGTTTCTCATAACTTGTACTAACTCTGTAATACCTCTTAGATAAGACTTGTCAGCTAAGTTGTTATACATAGCAGCCATAGCAGTTTGATATAAACTATCTTTTTCTAATTGTGCTTCTTCCCCTAGCAGTCCAGTAACTTTCATTAAATCTGCTGAAGTAGATAAGAACATTGCAAAAGGGTCTAACCTTTTATAACTAATATATTTATAAGCTAGTTTGCCATCTGCACCTCTTACATATTTTACGTCAGGCAATTCAGGGTGTGATATTACTTCATAACCTTGACCTTCTAATCCATATTTTTCTATATCTTCTTCCGTAACATGAAGTCTAAAGCTATAAGGTAAGAATCCTGTAGCTAATAATTTTTCTCTAGCTGCTTTGTTTGCAGGTAATCCACCTGTTATAGCTACTCTTGCTGTTGGGTTATTAATATTATAAGCAGTCATCAAACCCACAGTCCAAAACGCACCACCTGTTATTGTTCTACCTTTAGCTATAGCTCTTACACTCGCATCTGAAGATGCTAATTCTTCTGCCTGTTCTTTTACAAAAGCAAAATTTTCTCTTAGTAATTTACTTTTAGCTAAATATGGTGTTATTGGGTTTGCTTTATTAAATTGTTTTAATAAGTTTAGGGGAGTTCTAACAAAAGGAATTATCTGACGTAGCAAAGGCTGATCGTTAACTAAGTCTTGTATAAATTTGCCTGATGTACCTTTCATCAAGTCTTCTGTAAAAGTTGCTTCCTGTGAATACTGCCTAGCTTTTTTATATAACAAAGCATTTTGTTTCGATAATTTACCAAGCATTGATTCTTTATTTACAACATTAATTATTTTTTTAAACTCGCCTTCTATATATTTATTATATGCGTCATTATTTTTAAATTTCATTTTACTAGCTCTTTCCCAAATCTCTGCCCTGATAAATGCTCTAAAGTTTACTTGTTTAAAAAATTCATCTTCTGCCATAAGAAATCTTTGTGGCAAAGTATAAAAACCATGTATTGCTTTTATTCCAAATCCTCTTTCAGATACATCTATAGCGTTTAGTTTTGACATATCAACAGTCTGATTAGCAGAGTCAATTATATTTGCATTGTTCATAAATGCTTTTGATGCCATATACATAGACTCCATAGTTGCAGTAGTCAGATAATACAAATCTTTTATTGCTCTCTTAATTGTTGCTGTATCTCCTTCTGCTACTCCACCAACAATTTTTTGAAATGGTCTTAATGCTGTATTTAAAGCAGTAGAAATCATATTGACCTGATGAGTTATTGGACTAGACAAAATAGAATTTATAAATAATTCATTAGTAATCTTTATAACAGGATTACCTGCTTGTGCTTTTAATATCATCTTCAATGCCTTTGGATTAGTTGCTGCTAAATGTAGTTGCTGAGTAACTTTCATTAATGCTTTAGTATCTCCTGAGTCTGCTAGTTTTAATATTTGATCTACTGTAAAGTTTCCTAGTGGGTCTTCTATATTTGATTTTTCTAATAAGCTATCTGCTGTTTTTAAATCAGTTATTACTCTATCTGCATTGCTCGATTTTAAATAATTTTCTAATCCTCTTGGTATGTCTCCTGATGTTTTTTGCATTACTGCAAGAGTCTTACCTATCTCACTACCAAAAGCATTTTTTACATTTAAAGTATCACTTAAAAATTTAAGAGTAAAAGCAAAATCGTTTTTTAGTACGTCATAATAATCTCCATTCATACTGCCTGACTTGCTAAGTTTTAACATTTCGTGCATCTGACTAGACAAATCTCTTAGTACAATTCCTGACTCTAAAATCAAATCATTCATTGCAATAACACTAGCTTGTAAATCTATTTCCCCACCTGCACCATATCTTTCTACAAAATCAGCAATAGCATTGTATGTATCTAAAGGTAGTTGTGTTCTAGCCTTTTGAAACATATTGTCTAATGACCTTACATTTTTTTTATTAGCTTCTTTAATAACTGCTGCTCTTGCATTTATATATTCAAAGACTGCGTTAGGGTCAGTACGACCTTTCATATCTACAAAAAACTTTGTATATAAATGATGAGCATTAAATGTTCTTGTTATCTTAGAACCTTTTAGTGGTACTCCAAATAATGATTTACCATCTCCACCAACTGTACCTAAAAAATATTTTTTTAATTTTTTACTTGTTTGTAGATTTTTTTTATAGTTATTAAGACTAACTAAAAGGTTATTATCAACATTATCAACTTCTATTTTGTTTATATCTGCACCATTTTTTTGTATTATGTCGTTTAATTTTGCAATAATAACTGATCTTCGTTTAGGATTCTTCTTCATGTTGTAGAACTGATCCATTACAAACTCAATTAACTGGTTTCCATTTTTACCTGCTAGTTCTTTTGTAATATCTTTTATGCCAAAAAATGTCTGCAAAGTTTTATCTCCTACACCTTTTACAACTTTACCTGCTACAGGCAAACCTTTACCTATAATTCCTTCTCCAACAACTAAACCTGTTACTACTGCTGTTAATCTTCTAGCTGCTTTTTCAAATTCATCTGCATCTGTTTCAGGTGTAGTTAAAAAATCTAAAACAGGATTAGCCACGTCAAATCTGTCTTCTATAAAATCAAAAAAGTTAGCGTCATAAGGGTCTGTTAATGATGCGTCAACAACACCACCTGCTATTGCATATCTAAATTTTTTAAGACCTATTTTTTTAAGACTTTTAGCAACAAGTCCTGTTGGTATAATCCATTGACTTATAGCTTTTGATATACCATAAGTAGCACCTTCATCATCTTCAAACTCTCCTCCAATAGGACTTTGAAACCCAAAGTTTGTACTACCTTCTTTGTAACCTATCAAGTCAAAATCAGCAGGTCTGTTTGAGTTATACAGATCGCCCATTACTAAATCTAAAACATCATCTCCAAACTCATATAACTCATTAATACTTGCTATACGACCATTTATAAGTCCTCTAATAATTTTACCTGTAACTGACTTCTGTAATATTTTTCTACTCTCCTCCAACTGTTTTTTAGAGTCTGCATACTTTCTTTCATTCTCTGCTAGTTTTTCGTTGTACCAATTTTTAAGACCACCAAACCATGATGTTTCTTCTGTAGCAGGTTTATCTGTAACATTAATATTTTCTGAGTTATTAATTTCTTTAGTTGCTAATTTATTTGTTTCAGTTTCAACTCTGTTTACTTCTATTTTTTCTTCTTCTTTTTTTGGTAAATCTTTAGTAACAACTTCTGGTTTTTCTTCTTCTACTATTTCGTTAACAACTTTATCGACATCAATATCTACTGCTTCTCCTCCTGTCTGTGTTTCGATAAGTTGTTTTACTTCTTCAGACATTTAGTACAAGGGGGGTTCTCTTTGAGCATCTCTAATGACTTCTAATACCAGTTTAATGTAATCTGAGTCAGTAGCATAGCCATTATCTTTTAATAGTTTAACTGCTTTCTCAACTGTATCTACTGTAGAAATACCTTTTCTGTCTAAATAATTATCATTCCAGAATTTTTTGTAGTGTTCAAGTGATTCTCTTATACTTTCAAAGTTTTTAAAGTGTGCCATTACTCTTACCTTCTTACCATTTATTTCTTCAAATGTAGGTGCTAGTGTTGACTGACCTGCATCTATCTCAGACTGTGTTGCTTTTATACCAAAGTAATTATTTTTACCTGTAACGCTTAGTCCATGATCTGATTCTACAGAGAATTGTGCTGCTACTATCTCAGGGAATTTTATACCAACTTCTTTAGCCAACTTGTAGATAACAGGGAAGTTTGCTTCCATACGTTTCACTCCACTAGGTTCTTTATTAATAACTACTTTTGTATCTGTTTGTTCTCCTATCTTTCTACCTTCTAATGGGAAAGCCATAGCTATAAGACTGCCATCTCGTAAACCTAAGTTTGGAGTTACATCACTTCTTACTTCAGATAAATCTTGACTTGGTAAAAAGTCTCCTACTGTTGTTTCTGGTTGCTCTGTTTCTTTCTCTGCTATCTCTGCTGCTTGTTCATCTTGGAATGAACCCATTAGATTTACTTTCATATAGTTAGGCATATTTTTATATATGGCACTATCAGTATCAAATCCATAAACACTTTGTAAATACATATCAAATCTGTTCATAAAGTTTTGTCCTGCTCCTATAGGTGCTGACACATCTCCTGAAGCAAGCAAGTCATTCTCTGTAGCATTAACAGGTGGTATGAATATGTCAGATATAACCTTGCTTAAATTCAAGTCTTTTGTTGTCTTAACCTTAGACTCATTTGAAACATTTGAATTTTGTGTGTTTTTATCTTCTTCCTCTTGTTCTTGTTCCTGCACAAATTGTTTATTATTACCCTGACCCCTGAACTCAGGCTGAGATTTCATGTTTTGACCTTGTGTGTTACTTAAATTATTTACATCTGTAGTTTCTCCACCGCTATCATCTGGTGGTACATTTGGTGGTACGACCTGTGCATTGTAATCATTAATGGTCTTAGTAAAACTTGGATAGTTTTTTGTAATATCAAATCCTATATCGTTAAAAACTTTTACTAAGTTATATTCTTCTATATCTTCTTTAGATATATCTAGCTCATTTAAGAACTGAGCTAATAGTTCTTTTTGTCCAGAAGTTTGACTACCATCTTCGTTATAAAACTGATTTATTAAAAACTGTGCGTTTACATCTTCTACAACGAAATCGTAACTTAGTTCAATATCTTCAAGAGTTGGTTTTGTTCTATTGCCATCTTCTCCTATAGTTTGTTTTCCTACAACATTTTTTGTTATTTCAAATATTTGTGTTCTAGCTAGTAGCCTTTCTTGATTTTTATAATCAGGAGACAAAACATTTATAGTAGGATTTATGCCTGTGTCATCAGAAACAAATTTTTGTATAGCTGTTAATCTGCTTTCCATAGCTTGTCTTAGTTCTTCTCCATAATCGTCAATTTCTTGTAGTGTTGGGTATCTTGGTGCTTCTCCTTCTACAAATACTCTTTTAGTTACTGAATAATCAACTAACTTAGTTCTTACACTTTCTATAGTTTCTGTTATTTGATCTACTATTTTCATATCGTCAGTTCCTTTACTACTAATAATATTTTGTAAATACAATGATTTACCTTGTATTATTCTTGTTGCTGTTGCATTAGCATAATTTCTTTCTTCGTTAACTTCTCTATCTACAAGACCAATTAGCTTGTCTTTTCTGTCTTGATCTTTTGGTAGCTTTAAAGTGTTTTCATACCACGCATTTATTTTGGTATAAGCTAATTCTTCGTTTCTTATCTTCCCTCCTTCTAATTCATTAAGAATTTGATTGTAACCTTCTTCACTATAAACTCTGTATGTATCTCTATTGTTCTTTAACCAAGTCAATGCTTTAGGGTCACTTGATGCTATTTCTAATATTCTTTTTTTTTGTTCTTTATTTGGCTTTGGCAGTAGCAATAAGTCTTTCATTTCTTTCTTTTTCAACTCTAATTCTCTAGGACTATTTATTTTTTGATTTTGTATTCTTAGTGCATTAATACTTTTAATTGCTGCATTAATTTTTTTCTCGTAGTCTTTTTTATTCTGTAAAACATTATTAGTAAAATATTCTGGTTGTCCATCTTTATCTAATACTGGATTAACTACTACTTCTCCATTTATAACTTCAGTCTTAGTCTTTAATTTTCTAGGAAATAAATTAGGAAACTGTTGTAAGAAATCTATTGCCATATCAAACCTTTCATCTCCCAGTTCTGTCATAGATGCCATCAGCACCCCACGTTCTGTTATGAATGGAATCAACACCTCGTCATAAAACTTAGATAAATCTTCTGCTTGATATATCTGGGTTATGTTTTCTACAAGATTCTTTATATCGTTAGCTTCTTGTTCTAAGTTTGGTTCTCTATTTTCTTTATTAGCAGTAGTAACATTTCTAATGTAACTAAAATATATAAGACCTAAATCTTCTTTTACAGTTTTCTTGTATTCTTCTAACTTAAAGAAAGCATGATCTTTGTCGTGATCTTTTGCAAAGTCTTTTACCCCTTCTTCTATCTGTGGCAAGAATGATCTATTAAAATAAAACTCACTTATGTTTGCTGCTTCTACGTTTTTATTTCTGTATTGACCAAGAAAGTTTTGTACTTCAGCACTTTGAAAGGGATATGCTGATAGTGGTTTCATCTCTCCTGTTACAGAGTCGGGTACTCTATATGTTTGATAATCACTTGATATTTCAGCTTTAAAATTTTTACCAAGTGTTATAGCTTTAGCTTCTTCGTATGCGTTTTTAAACCATATACTTTTACCTCTAGTTATTTCTATATCCTGTTGTTTTTGTGTTTTCTTTAACGCTGCCAAACTTGTAGCGTATGCTTTTGATGTTTCGTCTAGTTCAACAGTTTCAGGAAATAAAAGTTTTTCTACCTGCGTATATGTTCTTGCTGATTTAGCACCTGCTGTTTGTGCTTCTGCTACATCTTCTTCTTTTATATCTTCTATTTTCTTTACTATATATTTTTGTAATGTAGGTTCTATGACTGATAGTGTCTGTGCAATTTGAGACAAACCATCTTGTGTGTTTATAGCAGGTTGTGTACTTTGAGAAACAAAGGTATCTCTAGGTGTTGTAAATGATTGAAAACCTGATGAAGTCATTATTCAGTAAATGTTTTTTGATTTGGATTAATGTCTAAATAAGTTTGTAATCCAGTTGACGCTATGTTTCCTATAGTCGGTAGCAGTCCTTGATAGTTCTGCATTGCTTGTGTATATCCTCTGTTTTGTATGTCCATAGCTTGATTTCTCCTACTATCTCTTTGTGCCACTATAGCTGCTACATCTCTACCATATTGTGCTTCTGCTGATTGTAAAGACTGTTCAAGACTTTCTCTTAATCCTGCTGTTTGTCTTTCAATATCCATTTGTATAAGTTCTATTAATCTACCTGACCTGCCTTCTGTTGCTGCTGCCTTACCTCTAGCCTGTAATCCTTCTATAGTTTTTGCTAACTTTTTCTGTGCAGCATCAGCCCTTCTTTCTAATAACTGTGAGTTCAACGCTTCTTGTTGTGCTGTTAAAGCAGCGTCAGCAGACCTAGCTGTTCTTTCTGCTGCTGAATATGCGTATGATGCTGTTTGTCTAGCAACTCTATTTTTAGCTGCTGCACCTGCTACTTGTGTAACTGCACTCAAAGCAAGCGAAGCGTTAAATAAATTACCTGCTGCACCTGTTATTCCAAATAGTCCTGCAACAAAACACATTAGACTATCCTCGAAAATTCAATAAATGGTTTTTTATGTTGTCCATATTCTTTATGATATTTAATAAACTTAAAACCTAAAGTTTCTAGCCACTTCATAGCTTTTTCGTTTTCAGCATATACTACATTGTATAGAATTTTATATGATTTGAGCAAATCATCAACCCATTTTCTACCTTGTCTTATTAGTTGTATTTTATATTTATCATTAGAAAATAACTCTTCTGTAGCAACCATATAGATACAGCCATTAGAAGTTACACCACAGATACCAATAGGATTATCATTATCTCCACAGATAGCCATAACTACTTTACTAGCTAGGTAGCTAACTTTTATTGCTGTATCTGGGTCTTGTCCTGTTTGATATACAGCTTCTAATCTATCCATATCTCTCATATTTTCAGAGACATGATACAAGTCTTTTAGTGTACATTTTCTTAAATGACCCATTACATTCTCCTGCTCTTCATGTGAAACATAGCTTCGTATTCTGCACTAGCCAATAGTGTTGGCAGGAATGTTTTATTTTTTACATCTATATCAACCTTGTCTGCTCTACTCATTATTGGAACTCTAAATGTACCTGTCTCTAAATTAAGTTGACCTATTACAGAAGAAGCAGCACCCAGAAATCGACCACTAAATTTATGAGTGCTAGTATCTCTTAACTCAGGTGTTACTTCTACTTGAAAGAAACCACTCTTTTCAAACTTTATATAGAAATGATGTAGCTGTAATCTGCTACTAATAATCTCAGCACTATTTTGTTGTGGGGTTTCAGTTATTCTCTGTTTACTAAATCTATAGTGCATATCATAAGGCTCTCCTATAATAAATTTTGCATTTCTATAATCTCCATTTGCTTCTATTGTTGCTGTTGAACCATTAGTTAAATTTGTAGATTGTACAACTGTTGCAGGTTTTAAGGTTTGTGTCACTCCATTAACATCAACAAACGTACTTGTCTCATTACTTGCTAGAAATCTACCTACTATATCCATCTTTGCTCTAAGTCTATAAGGCAAGGTAAATGTAGTCTTATCAATAGATGAGTTATATGAAATTGTTACGTCTGCTTCAGTTACTTTGTGATCTAAGTGAAATTCAAAATCTGCATTGGTTTCTTTAAAATCAGATTCAAATGGTATCTTTTCTAAGGTAACTGTATTAGCTTCTTCTATAACTAAAAACAAATCAGTACCTATAAAGTCAACATTTTTAATAGACCTGTTTTCATTAATAGTAAAAGTAAACCAACTGTTTAAAACCTTTTGTCCTTGATTACCAAACAACCATCTGTTTATAAATAATTTATTAGGGTTATCAGTTCCAACACAAACAAGAATATCCTGATTATTAGATACAGCTAATTTAAAAATATTACTTGGTATCAGTCTTGGTACATGAATAGTTATGTTTGCTGCATCTCTAGCAGTCTCATTAGTCTGTGTAATATATTCACGAATACCTGCAAAATTACCTTTCTTAGTTAAAAAATAAATAGAGTTACCAGAACCTACAGGAGCAGCATCATCTGAAGACTCAAACTCTGTTGATACAAGCACGTTAGCTGTTGTTGGTGTTAAGTTATCTGCTGAACTAGATAGTACAAACTGTGTTTGTTCAGAGAACAATATCAACTGTTCTCCCATAGTGACTGCGTGTTTTAAGATAGCAACTTTTGTATGGGAAGCAGCTACATCTATAGGGTGTGAGTCAACTACAGTAAGAACTGTATCGGGGAAAAAGTTAAAGAACTCTGAAACATTAGACAGTATTACATTGTCATCTGCTAGAAATCCTAATCTGTTTCTGAAGAAAAATACATTATTAATTTTACGACCAATAAATGAAGGGTCAGGGGCAGACTCTATATCTCCTGCTGTTCTTTCTCCCCATACAGGTAACGTATAATTAGTACCACTTATGGTATATGTATCTCCATCAACTCTTGCAAACCTAAAATTACCATCTGCCTGTCTAATTAAAACGTGTGGCATAGTGGAATAATTAAATTTAAACTCTATACCTGCTTCTACTGTTTCTTCCCATTGACCTTCCTCTAAAGCATTGCCATTGTTAGTGACAAACTTCACATAGTAATTATCAAAGTTAGTGCTTTCATCTCCTTTTACTTCTACTACCATTCCATTAGGAGAGACAGCAGGTAGGTCTGTAAATCTTTGAACTGAATTTTTTACTATCGTTAACTGTGTATTACCTTGAGTGTCAGTACCATCTATAGCAAAATTACTACCATCATTCTTTTTTATATGTATTACACTTCCACTTCTTGCAATAGTAAAACCAGATAATCCTGAATTAAGACCTGACTGTAAATCAGCAGCAACTTGTGATGTGCTTAGAGATGAGTCATTAGTCGTGTCATCAGTTACAGTTACACCATCAACAGTAACAGAATAAATAGTATCGTTAGAAACTTGTTTTACAAAGATAATTGCTTGCGTGATGTTACCTGCGGATAAAGTTGTATCCATTGCAGTTACCTGATTTGTATTAACAACAAAAGTGAAGTCAGCAATCGTTACAGTTTTAATTGTATCTCTAGGGTTTGAAGTATTTAGATATGTAGTTCCGTCTGGTTTGTTTACAGTTTTTTCTGTACCATCAAGCTCATATACTTTTACGTTGCCATTACTAAATATTGCTACATATCTTTCATTTAAATCTCTATTTATAGTTTGAATATGAACATTACCTAGTGTGCTAGTACTTAGGTTTGTAACGTGCTGTATGCCTGATCTTTTTACTAGACCTACGACTGGGTTGCTGTCAGCATTGTCTTGTATGTCAGCGTGGTCTGACTGCTTAGAAGAGTCTGAAGATTGTGATACACCTCTAAGTAGTGTGGGTATTGATCTTGATACTATTCCCATAGTTATCTGTTAAGAACATCAGCAGGTGTAAACGTATTCATAGCATTATTAAGATTTGGGTCACCTGTTAAAACATTATGGTCTGCATTATCCATGTCATTTTCCATAAGGTTTGCTCTTGCTCTTGCTTCGTCTTGTGCTGTATAAGTTCTTAATCCGTCATCTCCAACTAATCTATCTACAAATACTCTTGCTGCTCTTATGTTTATATATCGTCTAGCAGATTCAGGGATTTCATCAAAGTTTCTAAAGTAAGTAACATTACAAGTTAAGTCTTCATCAAAAACATAAGTATTATTTTTTCTGTCATACATCTTTAAACCTCTCTGTATGACATCAATAGTTGGGTGGTCAAAAACATTAGCATCTACTTTCAATATATCTGTACCAAGAGCAATTTGATTACTGCCATCTCTAGTTAGTACTACATTAAATTCTTGATTAAAAGACCAACCTTCGTTCTGTACGTCTTTATTTATTTCAGCTAAAGTCTTCTGTGCAGTAACAGCATCTACTGGAAGAGTGCCAGTTAAGGTATTAATAGGTGCTTCGCCTATTGCAGCAAGCATGATATTAATACATTCAAGTTCTGTGGTTGCAGCTACAGCCATTGTTCTTTACTTTTTTGACATTTTCAATGCCATTAAATTACTTTTTAAATTTTTAGACTTTTTCTTGTCTGTTTTTTTAGGTCTTCCTACTTTGTTTCCGTAAGTACCTTTTCCGTAAGGCATAAAAAAAAAGGGTATCTAATAATAGAATACCCTATTTTATGAAATTAGGTAGATTATGAAGAAGACAATTTGATTGTCGCTGCACATTCTGGTCTTAGGATTCCATGCCCAAGTGCGTACTTCGCTAAAAGTAGCGTTGATTGATACATAATACCATAGTCCGCACCTGAGATTTCAGTTGTCATGTCCTGTAGTTTTACAGTTCCGACTGCGGATTTATGGAATACCAAACCTAGCGTCTTGCTATCATCTCCTGAGTAGGTGTTATTAGCACCTGAAGGGTTAGAGCCTACGTTAGTTTGTGGTACGTTGTTAGACATCATTATGGGGATACCTGCAACCTGTGTTACTGTACCTGCTGCAACAGAACCATTACCCTGTGGGTTAAAGTCTGTATTCATAACTCTGGTAGCAGACTCAGGAATCTTATAAAATTCCGCAGGTGGCAACACACAGAATCTATCTGTGCTTGGAATGTCACGCTTGTCAAACTCTTCAGCAATATCATAGATAGCTGCAACCAGTTCATCACCAGTTACGTTTGCTGAAGCTGTATTACCAGAAGCAAGAGTAAGAACAAAACCGCCATCTCCACCACTAAGAGTAGTTGATGCACGACTAGCATTAGCAATTACCTTTGCTACGTTTTGATCGTATGTCTTAGCAAGTGCCTTTCCTAGTTCAGCAGAATAAGTAGCTCTTACATCATAGTGATTCTTAAGCTCATCTAACCTCGCGATTACTGCTTGAGCAATGAGCATATCATCTATGTTGATGATCTTCTCATTAGCCTTGATCTGGTTTGCTCCTACGAGGGGAGTACCGATTGTATGATAAGCAGCAGTCGCAGTGCCTATAACTGGGAAACTTGCCGATTTGCCAGAAGAGATAGTTCTGACAGAATGTAGTTGCTCGTTGAAAATATTATTCTGGGCAAAACTTGTAAGAACCTCTCCACTAAATACTTTCAGGAATAGCTCATCAAAGTTTGTACCCGAATTATTGACAAGTCCGAGCCTACTTACAGTTGCGTTAGCCATCTGTTTAGTAAGTGTTTGTGAATAATTTGTACTTTCTCTGTCTTTACTAACCTTTTCTCAAAGCGTTATCTGCAACGTGGTTGTCAGGCACTTTGATATGTAGATGTTGTATGCCGAGAGCCTAGCAGTTCCACTTGCGTAGAGCAAGTGCCTTTCTAGTTGGCCGCCCTTTACTGTCTTTCATTGCTCCTTTGACACCTTTCATTCTTGCACAAAAAGATTTCTTTCTACCTTTTTCACGTTTTGAAAGTCCACTTGTTTTAGTGACAGGTCGTTGCAACTTAGAACCTGTAGCAGCGTTTATTCTTCTTCTCCCACTTTCAGACAGTCCTCCTGTTGGATTCTTGTCTGACTTTCTAAGAGATAAAGATTTTCTGCGTGGAGCCATGAACTACAGATAAGAGTAGTTAAATAAAATATAACAGTTATGCTGCTCTTTGTCGTCTTTTGTGATTGTAACTTATTCTTTTTCCGCTAGTCTTTGACCTTTTAAATTTAAGTTTTTCTCTATTACTTAATTCTTTAGTTGTTTTAGGAGTCTTACTACTAACCCTCTTTGAAGGTCTGCAAGCAGGGTAAGGTCTGCCATCTCCCTTCTTACGACCACAAGGTTTACCTGTCTTGACATCTACCCACTTCTCTTTGAACCACCTGTCGAGACTCATGCTTTGGTGTAACCTCCACCTGCTGCTTTATATTGTCTAACAAGTTGACCACTTGCGTATGCAGAAGGCCACTTCTTGACTCTTGCTTTAACTTTAGCTTTGATTCTTGCATAAAGTTCTGGCTTGGTTGGTTTGTTAGCCATTGCCTACTACCTTAGAGTCTTTTAATCTATCATACACAGATAATGTATATGCTTCATCTTTACCATATCTAGGGTCAGCCATAGCTTTTGTAAGTTCTGCCTGTGTTCTGAATGTATTGGTATTACCTGCTGCTGTTCTACCATTTATTAGCTGTGGTTCATAACCTTCCGCTTCTCTCATCTGTGCAGCAAAACCTTGTACTGCAACCTTAATCATTGTGGGGTCTTGCGTATCAAGTATCTTGTCAAATGCCTTAAGAGTTTCATCAGGTACATTAGCCTGTGTCCATTCTCTTAGTTTTGAGTAACCTTCTTCTCCACCTGTAACTGATAAGATGTCATTTAACTGTGCATCTTTTATATCTTCAGCAGGGTTAGCTTCATTTTTTATACCATTCAAATAAGTATCAATAACTCCCTTAGAAAATCCTGCTTCTCCTAATTTTTGGTAATCATCTTCTGTGATACTACCTGTTTCTTCAAAAGTTTTACTAATTACCTGTGGGTCAATACCAACCTCTTCTAAGACTGAAGCTAAACCATCTCCATAAACTTCAGCAGCGTCAAAGTTTTCGTTGCTTTCTTCTGTCTGAGTTTCTTCTTCTGTAGATTCTTCAGCAGTATTTTCAATACTACCTAGCTTACCTTCCAGTTCTTTATAGCTGTTTACCATATCAGCAGCAGTTTTAAACTTACCTGCGATAAGGCCATTCTCATCTCTTAGACTTTCAATATCCTGTGAAGACATTGGTGGTGTTTCATTCGCCTGTATTTGTGATGATGTCATAGTGGTTTTTTGGTTTAACTATAAGTGATTGTGCTGCCATGTCTAGTAGTGACAGTACCCTTGTTCTTTGATTCAGGTGTACCTTCTTCGTTTACACCTAGTCTGCTGACAACAGCATTTTCAGGAGCTATATATCTCCCATTGTTGTCTCTTGGCTTTGCAGTCTTTTTAGACTGGCTGTTCTTGTTGGGCATTGGAATCCATTTGTTGTGAGATAAGACCTGCTTCAGCCTGTTTCTTTGGGTCAAGTAAAGGCGAGCCTACAGCAGCACTACCAAGACTTCTAACAAGTTCTTGTTGTTGTAGTTGCTGTTGCTCCGCAGCAATCTGTTCTCCTGATTTTACCAATGTTTCAGTTTCTATGCCAATACTGGTAGCCAACCTCTTAATAGCTTCGTCAACATTAACGTATTGTCTCATCACATCAGCACCTAGAGCCTGTGCCAAAGTAGTAATAAACTCAAGTAGTTTCTCTTTATCTTGTCCTCTACCTAATCCTTGTAATCCTGTGATGATTGAGATACCTACTATATCTTTTGGTAGTTCTGGTACTCTACCTGCTTTTGATAGTAGGTGCATACGTCTTCTTAGATAAGGTAGCTGTAGTTCTGAAGACAGGATAGAGTAGATTCCACCAAGCGTTGACTCTAGTTCCTGTGTCAGTATCTTTAGCTCTGTACTTGTTACTCTTTCAGCGTCACGTTGTACTGCTTTAGCCATCAAGAAAGCATACTGTAATCTCTGTTCTATTCTTGTTACTGCTGTAAGAGATGTCTGCAAATCTGCTGACTTACCGACTTGTAGCACAGATACATCTTGTGCATTACCTTCTCTTATAGCTCCGTTAGGTGCTTTAGCTAGGGTAGAAGCTCTCGTTGTACCATTGGGATTTACAAGAAAAACTGTACGAGCAGACGCAGCAGCGTTCTCGATTATCGCTTTCATCAATCCTTCAAGAGAAATTAAATCTCCTCTGTACTCTTCAACGTATCCCCTTCCATAACTTTCTGCACTTAACCTTGTGAACCTAAGATTTATAAAAGGAGTTACATCTTTCCTTGCCCTACCTTCTGTATTAGGTATCCTCTCTCCTTTACATTCTTGATGCCAGTTAAAAAAGTCTCCATCTCTTTTGACGTGTGTGTATATATCTAAATCTTCTTCTAAAGTATTCTCTGTATATTTTGCTTTCTCTTCTAGTCTTGCTACAAAGTCAGGTGGTAAGGCTTTACCATTTACTGTTTCTTTAATAATAATTTCTAAAGTATTTCCATTGGGGTCACGTCTGCATACATACTTCTCTAGTGGATATACTTGTAATCCTTCGTTTGTTAGATACAACAAAACATTCCCACCAACAATAAGATGTTTTAATGCTTCAAACATTGCAACTCTATCATTTGATATTTCAATCTCACGCATCAAAGCATTTTCAACTTTGCGTAATGCTCTATCTATTTCACTAATAGCTTCAGGATTATTACCATCTTGTTGTATTTTTATTTGATCTAATACAAGTTTGAAAAAAGGAATGTTTGTAGGAAAAAGACCTGTCAAAAGTTTTGCAGCAAGGCTGTTAACTCCTGCTGCACCGATTGATTGATAAGGTGTCTTGATCTTGCTTCTTCTTGCACCAGTACCACCTGAAGTTTCAGGTATAAGATATGGCAGGGTAAACTTACTAGACTCTTGACCCTCTCTAAGATAAGTTGATCTTTCTTGTGCTAGTTGTTCATACAACCCTGCTGCTGTTACAGCCGAAGAAGAATATTCCATGTGTTAAACAGGTGTCCTTAAATTACCAGATTGAGTTTGTGCATTAGTAAGTAAAGGTATTCTTAAAGAAGCAGTACCTTTTCTAGCTGCTGCTCTTGTTGTTGTAGTTGCAGCCTTTTTACCTTTCTTGGCAATATCTCTTTGATTTCCTGTAACAACTTGTTCAGCAGTCTTCTCTGCTTTAGGTGCTACTGGCTCTGGGTCAGGTAATGGTGGTGGTGGTGGTGGTTGTCTTGGGAAACACATAGTTAGTTACCTACTGTTTTTTTGTTGCCTTTTTTCTAAGGCTTTTACGATAAGTACTGGTTTTTATTTTTTTAATTCTACCAGTACTATCTCTTTTTATTGTATATTTACCACCTTTTTTTGGCTTGGTTAACAATTCTTCTGTTCTTCCAAGATTAGGGTCGTTATAAGTTCCTGCTTCTATCTCTTTATCTTTCCTTGCCATTCTTAATCTCTCTGTTGCTTTAGCTGTGTTCTTTGGTTTATCTACACCTGTCTGTTCTCCTGTAACAACAGGGGGTGCATCTGCAAACTCAGGTTTTTTAGGAGCAGGTGCAGCTTTAGCACCACCACCGAAGAAGCACATAATTAAATACCTTTGGTTGTGTTGTTTAACATAGTTTCACGTTGTCTCTTTTGTTGTTCAATTAAATAGTCAACAACACTACGTTGCCCTGCTCTATACCATATCTCTCTATCAGATAATGACAAGTCAGGGTGTCGTTGTGGGTATAAATTATCTAGACCTTGAATAAGGTCATCAGTTATTACAGGTAATGTGTTACTTGCCATAGTTTTATGCTACCATTAAATCAATGGGAGTGGTTACCCATTGGTAAAGCGTAGAGAACCCCTGAGACAAGTGACTCGTCTTGGGGGTTTTCTTATGGATTCCAAAGTTTTACTGTACCTGTATTGTAGTCGTAATCTCCTTCTCGTAATATTCTAGTAAGTCTTGCATTAAGAATTGCATCAGCCAAAGTGTAACCTTTCTTTGTATAAGTCTCAGCAACCTTAGACCATAGTGCATCTATCGTGTCAGGTGTATCTGCTAATAACTTAGTAGCAGTTACCATGCCTGTACCTTTAACTCCTACTATTCCATCTGTACTATCTCCTGCTATAGACATCTCAAACCAATGTCTGTTTGCTTTCTTCTCTGTAATATGTTCTACTTCTTCAGCAGCTATCAGCTTGCAAGGTATAGTTCTCATGTCCTTATCGACTGATACTATTATTGGATTCTTATACTGTCCGTTGGTAGCTAGTAATCCAAGTACGTCATCTCCTTCAAGATTTGGATAAGATACACAGTCATATATTTTTTTGCAGTTATTAATTACTGATCTCAAAGCTAGTGGTTTTCTTTTACCTATCCTATGTATCTTATACTCTGGGAATATCTCATGCCTGAATGTTGGGTAAGAAGTAAAGCACATAACTATGTCATGCTTTTCTCCTGCTATGGTTTTAAAAACATCTATCCTGCTATCAATCAGATTCATAATATCTCTTTCATCTGAATGAAGAGTATGTTCGTGTTCAGTCCATCTTGTGTCTTCTTCACAGGCACAACAAGAATTGTAGATCAACCAGTCTGCATCAATTAGTAAAGTCATAAACCTCCGAATGTGTTTTCGTAAACTACTAGCCGACCTGTCTTCTGGTCGTACAATAACTTATCTACTTCGCCTGTCATACCAGTATGTCTCGACTTCAATACCTTTAGCTGTAATCTCTGTCTTTCACTAGCATCTCCTACTTGGTTTCTTGACGCACCAAGTACTACATCTGATAGCTGTACCAAAGAGTGAGAACCTCTTAGATCAGATACAGATATGTCTCTACCTTCTTCGTGTCCTTGCCCTTGCGGTCTGCGTAGATGACTTACTACTATCAAAGCTATGTTCGTTGCTTCACATAGACTTCTTAACTTAGTCATTGTTACATCTATTGCACGTCTTTCATTGTCTAACTCAAGACCAGACATGACGATTGATATGTGATCTAGGATAACTACTTGTACTTTATCTACAGTTGCCAGATACCTTATTTGTTCTAGCAATACATCAGGGTCAAGACTGCCAAAGTGATTATAAAGAAAGAGGTTGCGAGTGGAAGTCAACTTATCAAACGCAACCTTCAGTTCTTCTTTTTTTATGACATCTTCATTTAAGTGCAAAGGTACATTCAAGTCAATACCTACTAGACCTTGAAGTGTTCTTTGTACTGTTTCTTCTAAACCTATATAACCTACCTTGAGATTTTTTTTTAAGAAGTGATAGCAGAACTCTCTGCATATTGTTGATTTACCTGC